CTTATTTACTTACTTGTGCCGCTTATTGCTGTGGCTGTGGGTACGGAAGTGACGATTATGATCGATTGTATGAAGATTACCGTTTCCAATATATCGAAGAAGCAGTAAAGCACTATTATGAAGAAACTACTGGGAAGCATGATTGCTTGGGAGTGCGAGTGGATAATTTAGAGGATGCAGAAATAGATCATCAATCTATTCCTGAATATGGAGAAATACCTTTTGTCAGCGTTTGGGACGAACAGAGTATACAGAATTTTATTTTTAACAGTTATATTTCTTTGAAAACAGATCGTGATTGAGGTAGCAATATGAAGTTTACAGTTCGAAATGGTGTATGGGAAACAAATTCATCTTCAATGCATTCAATTGTAGTAACAAAAACAGATGAAAAGTACACTCAAGAAGAAATGCTAAGTGACCTTTGGGTAGATGAAAATGGAACGTGGAATCTAAAATACCGCTCAGAGGATTTAAATTTCGGACGGTTCCCTTTTCAGGTCTTAACTACTTTCGCTGAAAAAGTCAAATATGTTATAGCTAGTAAGGGCTATTATTGGCATGGGACATATCAAAAAGTATCTCACGAAATGGAGATTCTGTTAGAGTTTATTACTGAAATTTGCCCAGCCATTAAGAACATTAGATGGCCTACGCAGTACGAAACAGCATACCGAGATCAAGAAGGAAATGAACTTGATTATGATGATTTGCATTATGAATATGGTGATGGTTTAGGGTATCATTATATTAAAGACGGGAAAAAATATCCCGCTGTAAAAGATGACGATTATGAAGTTGAGTTGAATTATTATGGAGATATAGATCATCAGAGCAGTGGATTGCTTGAGGGATTTCTTAAGAAGGAAGGAATTACTTTAAAAGATTTCTTATCTAAAAAGAAATACATCGTTATTATTGATGGTGATGAGTATTGTTCCTGGGATACTTATAAGGCGGCCAAAATAATTAATATGGATTATATCGACCATGAATTCCCGCCCGTAGTTAATGGTTATCATACGTCTTATGATAGTTATGAATACTTTAAGAACAAGGAAGATCGTGCCGAATGCGAATGAAGATAGCTGAATATGACAACGGTAATGTACATGTGACACGTTTTGATGACGGTACTGTAATTCGATGCTCTGTTGATGATGAATTTGATTTCGCTTTTCCAGAAAATATGGATATTAAATTAACTAATTGTTGTACAGGCACCAACTGTGCCTGGTGTCATGAGGGATCTGGGCCTAATGGGCAGCATGGCGATATTATGACGGCAGAATGGGTAGACAGTTTGCATTCATTCACGGAATGCGCACTAGGCGGCGGTAATGTATTGGAGCATCCTGATTTAATCCCTTTTCTGTATAAATTAAAAAAACATCAAGTGTTTGCGAACATTACGGTCAATCAGATTCATTTTATGCAAAACCTGGCATTGCTTCGTGAACTAAGTGAGAAACAGTTAATTAGAGGAGTTGGTGTCTCGTTCCATCATTATGATAATGAGTTTTTAACGACAGTTGAACAATTTCCTAATGCAGTACTGCATGTGATTGCGGGTGTGTTATCCGATGTAGATTTATGTCGTATTATGACGCATCATGATTTAAAGATACTAATCTTAGGCTACAAACGACTTCGAAGAGGCGAAGTATATTATCAAAAAGATATTGATGAATTGCTTGTAAATCATGGATTAAGTCAGACAATCGACTGGCGTACTTCAATGATTGAAAGAATGTTACCATTGATGCTTGAAGCATTTAAAGTAGTGTCTTTTGATTGTTTGGCAATCGAACAGCTTCATATACAGAAGCATCTTCCGACGCAAGTTTGGAATACTTTTTATCAGGGCGATGATGGCACTATGACTTTTTATATTGACATGGTGAATAAACAGTTTGCTGCAAGCAGTACTGCTCCATTGGAACAACGTATGGATATAGGTTCCTTAACTGTTGATCAAATGTTTCAAACGATTCGTAACAACAAAAGTAATAGTGGTAAACAATTGGAGGAGACTAATGTTTGATTCAAAGGTTACTACAAATAAACATGGAGTGAATGTCAAAATTCACTCCAATATTTTATCTGACGATGAGATGTCGGCTGCCGGTTTCCATCATCATTCCAATGATGCCTGGTATTTCAGTAAAATGATTGGACCGAATCTTACTTTTAATGTCACAATCAAAGATGATAATTCAGATTTTATGATTGACGTTTTGGATGATGATTATTTAGAGATTTATGATTATCAAGAAATGCTACGTTATAATCCGAATCATAAAACCGCTAATAAGGTACTGAAAGCCGTTGAAAAATGGATGGCTTATTTGCAGGACGCGGGTATTTTAAGTGGTCATAATGTTGGAGAGTATATTTAAGAGGTACAAATGAGTTATTTTGGAATCCACAATCATACAGATGTTGGTAGTAACTCACGTTTAAGAGATTCTACAAACAAAGTCAATGATTTGATCCAATATGTCCATGATATTGGAATGAAAGGGTTGGCTATAACTGATCATGAGTCTATTGCCGCTCATCTAAAAGCGCTAAGTTATTATGAGTGTCATAAGGATGAGGATGATTGGAAAGATTTTAAATTGGCATTGGGTAATGAGATTTATTTGTGTCCTGGTAGTGTGACATCCGAAAACATTGCTAGTAATGTTTATCCGCATTTTATTCTGATTGCTTTAGACGCGATTGGACATAAAGGACTGCGAGAACTAAGCACTAAGGCGTGGGTTAATAATTCATTTATGTCTGTAATGTATAGAGTACCAACCTATTACTCTGACTTACAAGATATGATAGCCCAATATAAAGGACATATTATTGGCTCTTCTGCCTGCCTGGGCGGTAGTTTACCGCGACGGTTGCTACAGTTCAGAGATAATGCATTTGATTTAAGCATCTGGGAGTCATGCCTACAATGGGCCGAAAGTATGGATGAATTATTTGGTCATGGTTTTTTCTTCTTAGAGATGCAACCGTCTGAATCAGAGGACCAAATATTTGTAAACAAGCAGCTATTAAGGATATTTCAAATTACCAAGATCCCATATGTTATCAGTACTGATGCTCATTATCTTCATAAAGAAGATCGAGAAGTACATAAAGCTTTTCTTAATTCTCAAGAGGGAGACCGTGAGGTAGATGAGTTTTATGCCAGTACTTATGTCATGACGCCTGAAGAGATACATTGTTATATGGATCGTTACTTGGGCGAGGAAGCGGTGCGACAGGGATTAGATAATACTAATTTAATTTATGAGAAGATTGAATATTATCCGTTGACTAAAGAACTTGAAATCCCTTATTTGCCATTAGATTTAACCGAACCGTCAGAGCTTTTGTACGCGAAATATAGTAACCATATTCCATTGTTTCGAGATTTATGGGAGTCAGATTTTGATGGTGATCGTCATATGTTGCGAGAACTTTTGATAGCCATTGACAATCATCCAAATTATCAAACAGAGTTAGGGTATAGTAAAGTTAATGAATGCATAGATTATTTGCTTAAATCTTCGGAAGTCAATCATGTACACTGGTCTTCTTATTTAATGCAGATGAAAGATTATATTGGTATAGCATGGGAAACAAACAGTTTGGTTGGTCCAGGCAGAGGATCTGGAGTCGGCTTCTGTCTACTATATCTGTTAGGAATTACTCAGATAGATCCATTAAGAGAAGAAACTCAGACATTTCCATGGCGCTTTCTCAACCCTTACCGTCAAAGCGTCCTTGATATTGACACGGATGTAGAGGGTTGCAAACGTGATGCAATTATTCAGGCATTAAAAGATACTTATGGGGCAGATCGTGTATCTAAAGTACTAACTCTTCAAACTGAACAAAGCCGTAGTGCTATTCTGACCGCTGCCAGGGGGCTTGGTATTGATAATGATACGGCTTCTTATATTGCTTCATTAGTAGTGTTCGATAGAGGAATTGCAAGGTCATTATCTACTATGTACTATGGCAACGATGAAATAAAGCCGTCTGCAGAATTCGTTAGAGAGATGAATGCTCATTCACAGTTATGGGAGACGGCACAAAAAATCGAGGGCCTGGTTTGTGGCTGTGGGCAACATGCAGGCGGTGTTATCATTTGTGATAAGCCACTGACTGAGTCCACAGCATTGATGCGAACTAAATCTGGGGATGTAGTTACACAGTTTGATCTCCACCAATTGGAGGCTGTGTCGCTCATTAAGATAGATCTCCTAGCTATTGATGCTCTGGAAAAAATGCATGCAGAGTTAGATCTTCTTCTCAAATATAATGAGATCGAATGGCAAGGCTCTTTACGAGACACCTATGAAAAATATATTGGTGTGTACACTTTGGAACGTCATGCAGAGGATATGTGGAAAATGCTATGGGATCATAAAGTGCTCTCATTCTTTCAGATGGAAAAAGAATCTGGAAAGAAAGCCATTGCTTTAGCTAAGCCACATTCTGTAGATGATCTTGCTACTCTCAACTCTGTTATCAGACTCATGGCCCAGGAAAAAGGTGCAGAGCAGCCTCTGCAAAAGTTCGCTCGTTTTAAGAATAATATTACTGAATGGTATAAAGAGATGGATGAATATGGGCTGACACAGGAAGAGCAAGATATTTTGAAAGGCATTCTTGGCACTTCTTATGGGATTTGCGAGGCCCAGGAATATCTTGTACTATTGACAGGCCACCCGAAAATTGGTGGTTTTGATTTGATGTGGTCGGATAAATTGAGGAAAGCGGTAGCAAAGAAACAGGCTAGAGATTTTGACACATTGGAGAGAGAGTTCTTCCAGAACGCGGAAGGAAAGCATTTAAGTAAGAATCTGACTAATTACGTATGGAATGTGTTGATAATGACACAAAGGGGTTATGGATCAATAATTTAGGTCCCTTTATATAGTGATATATATCGAAAACGGGGTTAACTGCTGGAAACCTAAGTTATGAAAAATAATATGGCAATCAGCAACCAAGCTCTTTCACCAAGAGAAGGCTCAACGACTATTCAGAATGAAGTAGGCTTTTTTAAAGTCGAAATGCCCCGCATCACTAATCTGCAAATAAAAGACATAAGGCGATGATGTAATATGAGACAACAGAAACATAAAAATTTTTCTGATGAAAACATTGAAAAAATAAAACAATTATACATCGATGGGTATAGTATCCAATATATTGCGAAGCATTGCTTTCATTGTCGTTCATCAAATATATCGAGTATAATCAAAGATAATAATTTAGATAAACTATATCCGCATATTGGGAAAGCTAGAAAGTTAAATTTAGAAGAGCAAAAGCTTTTGTGTGAAATGTATCAAACAGAATTATATACGCAACAATTTTTGGCACAGTATTTTAATTGTTGCAGCCAGGTAGTTTCTCAGACATTACGAGAATACAATATACCAACAATTCAACATAGAAACCATGTTACTGACAAACAATTAGATGAAAATTATTTTTCGGTAATTGATACAGAAGCAAAAAGCTACTTTTTAGGGTTCATTATGGCAGATGGCAATGTTTATAAGAACCAATTAAGTATTGAAATTCATTTAAAAGATTATAATCTGTTAGATGCTTTAAAAAAAGAATTAAATACTTCTAATGCAATTACATATAGAAAAAGAAAGAACACCGAAGTTGTTTGTTTGAGAATCATATCTAAGAAAATTATAGAAGATTTAGCTAAATATGGAATAGTTGAAGATAAAACACATAATCAAAAGCATCTTTGCCCCGTTCCAGATCATTTATTAAGACACTTTTTAAGAGGCTTATTAGATGGAGATGGATGGATCACACAAGATAAAAGCGGATATTATCATTTGGGATTCGTAAATCATAATAAAGTGATATGTGAAGAATTTAAAGAAAAATGCAATTCTTTAATTGAGGACCAGAACTATAGCAAGGTGACTCATAAAGATAATAAATCAAATTGTTATGTCGTACAATTTCAAAATCAAACACAAGTAAAGCAATTGGTGACTGCTTTATATAAGGATAGCAACTACTATCTTACTCGAAAATATATCATTGCAGAGGGTATATTTGAGTTAAAAAGTGATGAAGATATAGTCTAATACAGTATCCAGTATAGAAATATACACCTGTATTGTTAATAAATCCCATACACTTGCCTACTCAATAGTAGGTTTACAAGAACTTAATCTGGCTTATAAGTATAATATCCTATATTGGAATACAGCTAATCTTATTGTTGATTCTGGGTCTTATGATACTGAATCTAATGACTCTACCAATTATGGTAAAATGGGATCAGCAATTGCCAATATAAAGAAAGAGGGAGTTAATATTGCATTTCCTCTTATTGAATCAGCTGGATTTGGATTTGAACCAGATTTAAGTAATAATCAAATTGTATTTGGCCTTAAAGGCATCAATGGTATCAATACCGATTTGGCCCAGATTATCATTAATAACCGTCCGTATACAGATATAAACGATTTTGCTGTTAAGTTATTGGATACCAAAATTGTTAAAAAAACGCAGATGGTAAAATTAATTAAAGCGGGTTGCTTTACTCAGTTGCATTCTCGTGATCGTAACCAAACAATGAAATGGTTTTTGGATCATTATGTGATTGAATATGTTGATAAGCTAACCTTAGCTCAATTAAACAGGATGAAGGAGTGGAAGATCATCCCCGATAATTATCGCAAATCGGTACAGATGATTTCATTAAAATCATATATTTTGTCGGATGAGGGCTTATATAAAATATATAACGACCCGAATAAAAAGCCTCTAAAACGTGGATATCATGATCGTTATTATATTCTGGATGATGCGTCACAAAAATATTTTTATGATTTCTTTTCGGACGACTGTGTAGTTGAAGTTGTTAATAGTCACTATGTTGTTTCTGAAAAGAAAATCGTTAAAGAAGCGGAATCATATTTACAGCCGTTACGTGAATGGTTCACAAGTAAAGAAGCAATTGACAAATATAATTGGGCGTTAGAATTAGACGCATGGGAGAAATATGCATTAGGAAACACCGCTAAATGGTCTATGGAAGCGTTATGCTATTATGACCAAGTACATGAATTAGAGTATGTTGATGAGATGCAATATGGCATTGTTAATTTTTTCCAACAGCCAGAAACGCCAGCGGTTTATGATTGGTATTCGCGAAAAGTGGGCGGTGAGTGGAAACAAATGCCAAAGTATAAAATTGTACGTATTGCGGGAACAGTTTTACATGCTGATAATAATCATCATACGGTCACACTGCTTACAAAATATGGTCCAGTATTGGTTAAGATGAATAAAGGGCATTATGCTTTTTATAGCAAGCGTATTTCACAGGTTACGGATAGTGGGAAGAAAGAAAAAATTGAAGATTCATGGCTTACTCGTGGTAACTTGTTACTAATTTCTGGTATCCGCAGAGAAGACCAATTTTGGCCTATGGTGTATAATGATACCATTTATAAACATACAGTAAATTTAATTACAAATGTTTATAACGATGGGACGCTGCAATTACAAACAGAGCGCATTCGTGTATAAATAGAGGAGAACATGGATAAGATAGAAATTTTATGTGCAATTGAGAATATCCGTTATTATAAGGACGGATGGGGGATTATTGAGGTATCCGTAGAAAGTACTATTAGTGGTTCTCCAATTGTTGATCGTTATGGGAGTTTAATATTAAAAGGTAATATGCCTAAAATTGAAAAAGGGTCTGAATCTATTTATCATGTTGTCGCGACATATGTTCATGATCCCAAATGGGGAGATCAATATGAAATACAGCGAATGTATTCAGAAGTAGTATTCGATGATGACGACGTGGGAGCGCAGAAACGGTTTTTAGCTGCTCTTTTCACGCCCCGACAGATAAATCTGTTATACGAAAACCTACAAGACCCTTATCATACAATTAAAGAAGCCGATGCGGCTGCCCTAGTGCAGATTAAAGGCATTGGAATGTACACTGCGATGGAGATGATTAATAAGTTTAAGGTTAATATCTCTTTGGGTCGTATTTTTACAGAACTGTCAGAATACAATTTAACCAACCGTATGGTAGAACGACTGATGTCCAGATACGGCTCTCCAGACATAATCATTGAAAAAGTAAAAGAAGATCCTTATGTATTGGCAGATGAAGTAGATGGAGTAGGTTGGGTTACGGCAGATAAGATTGCACAAGATGGTGGAATTACTGAATATGATCCACGTCGTATAGCCGCGTACATTCGTAAGTATCTGCATGACGTTGCTGAAAGCGGGCAGTCCTGGGTTACTACAGACGAGCTACTTGGGGCTATATTGGATGCTCTGGGAGATGGTACACCAGACCAAAATATAACTGAAGCCATACAAAGAATAAAAGATTATTTGTGGTATAACGACGATCATAGTAGAATTGGTCTGAAATATTATAGACAGATAGAGGAAAAAATTGGAGAAGAATTATTAAGACTTAGAGACGCTCAGTCTGTTATTAATGAATCTGAATGGGAGAATTGGCAATCCGATCTGCGAGAGTTAGAAACCAAACAAGGCTGGGAGTTCACACAAGAACAACGTAACGGTATTTATTTGGCATTAAGTCAAAATGTAGTTGTTATTACTGGTATGGCCGGTACTGGTAAATCTTCACTAGTTACAGGAATTCTTGCCGTATTAAAGGATTACGATTATGTCCAGTGTGCCCTGTCAGGAAGAGCTGCGTCTCGTTTGTCTGAAATTACTGGACGAGAGGGATATACCATTCATCGGTTGCTAGGATATCCTAGTTTTAGTTCATTGGCTAAACAGGGCTTTACGTATCATGATGATAATCCATTAACCAGTGATATATATATCTTAGATGAGATTTCTATGGTAAACTCTTCGTTATTTTATTATCTGCTTCGAGCGATTCCTAGTGGCTCAAAACTGATTTGTCTTGGTGATCATGGACAGTTGGAATCTATTGGTGCGGGTAATATCGCTCATGATATGATTGAAAGTGATGAAATTGCTACAGTAAAGCTAACTCAAATTCATAGACAAGCTGCGGAATCGGGTATTATTTCTGAGGCTTTTCGAGTACGGCAAGGTTACCAAATTGTGGAAAAAGAGTGGGCTGGTAAAGAAGTACGCGGAGCACTAAAAGATTTGACCATTACTGGCTTTTCAGATGCAAGTAATACATTTTATAATATTATGGCAGCTTATTCTGCCGCAATGTCAAAAGATAATTTTAGTATTATGGATACTCAAATATTAGTGCCAGTTAAAAACAGAGGGGCTGCTTGTACATATGAGATCAATAATGCTATACAGGAATTAGTTAATCCAGCCGATCGCAGAAAGAACGAGGTCACGGTATTTTCTAGTGGTAAAACTTATATCCTACGTGAGGGGGATAAAATAATCAACACTTTTAATAATTACAAACTGTCTCCTGTTATTTATAATGGTAATATAGGACAAATTCGGTCTATTAGTGAAGTGGATGAAGAAATCGTTGCTGATTTCATTGGCATTGGAGAGGTTACTATTCCTAAAGAATTTTGGCATGGACTTGAATTAGGCTATTGTAGTACTATTCATAAATTTCAGGGATCTGAAACAGATCATGTAATTATCGGTATTGATTTTACAGGCTATTCGTTATTGACCCGTGAACTAGTATATACCGCCTTGACTCGTGCCAAAAAGACATGCGAATTGATTGTACAGACTGGTGCATTACGATATGCTACCGCTAATGAAGGCGTTAGTAAGAAACAAACTCATCTAAAAGAGGTACTGTATGATCTCGCTCATCCGAAACTGATATTTTAATACATAATAAATTAACAGACGGTTGACAAACAACACAATATATGGTATCTTATAGGAAGGAAGAACACATGAAGAAAATATGCTTAATGTTGATCATTTTCTGTATGCCTTGGATCGTTAAAGCTGATACACTTTATACTACTGCGAATGTAAATTTACGATCTGCCCCAATTATGACTGATAATATTATTGAAGTCATTGATGTTAATACAGAGGTTAGCGCCAATACTGAACAAATTAATAACGGATTCTATTATGTTGAGATCAATGATCGGCGTGGTTACATGAGCATAGATTATTTAGTTGCGGATCCTATATATGAATATTTGGGTACATATAAAGTAACTGGCTATAAGATGTTTGATCCGTCTGAGAACGGTGGAAGATCTGATGGTGCAACTGCTAGTGGTATCGTTGGGGAGCCTGGACGCACTGTGGCAATGAAAGATATTGATTTTGGTACTGAAATTTATATTAAGGGATTAGGTACTTATGTAGTAGAAGATCGTGGCGTTGGTTCTGGAGTAGTTGATGTTGCGTGTTATACCAGAGACGAGTGTTATGCTTTGACTGGTGAATATGAAGTTTATATTAAGAAGGAGTAATTATGTTAACATTTGATGGAGAGTACTCTGTAATAGTACATTTTGAGTTAACTGAAGAGCAAGCGTTTGATGCGGGTGGCGTTGATTGGAGTAGGGCAAAAAGTAGTATCAAAGAGCTACCTGATTGGTTGCTCCAGGGCATTACGGATACCATTGATTTGAGAGACAATGATACGGTTACGGTAATCCCAGTAGAGGGGGTTGTTAAACAGGACGGTAAAGAAGTAGATATGGATGTCGTTCCTGATTACACACCAGCAGAGAATGAAGAAGATGAGGTTAATTAAATGATTAAAGTAGAGAATATTGATGTATTCAATTTTGAAGGCGCTATCAGAGGGATGCGAAATCCTTTGAATTCGTGGGATAAGAGTGATAGTAGGCATGCAAATAGGTTAGACGTTCAAACTATACAAGACATGAAAGAAGGAACATTCATTCTTGGAGAAAAAGATTTAGACCTTATGAGAAAACTTTATAAAGCCGGAAGTGAACACAGGAAGTATCTCCGGCAGATCTTTGTCTCTATGGATATTACTGCACCGCTTTACTGGTGGAAGGAAATGGACCAATATCGCATCAATGTGACTACAAACTCATGTAGCACAATGCATAAGATCGCAGCCAAGGAATTTACTTTGGATGATTTTAGCCATGAACATCTAATCAAAATCTGGAGAGAGACGCTTAAAGATTTTGTAATTCCGTCATTGAATATGGCGAGAGAAGAGTATCTGGCTACAAAAAATAAAGAGATTTGGTGGCAGATGATCCAGCTACTTCCGTCTTCTTATAATCAGAGAAGAACCATTACTATGAACTATGAAAATGTAATAAATATGATTAAACAGAGAACCGGGCATAAGTTAGATGAATGGAATAATTTTGTAAATATTTTGAAAACTCTACCCTATATTACAGAAATTACAGGAGAATAAATATGGAGACAGTAATATATATGATGTTATGTATTATATTTGGTCTATGCGGTTTTACTGTGGGGTATGTAGCGGGACAAGATGATTGGAGGTTGAAGCCGTGAATAAAGATTTGCTTTTAAATAAAGTAGAACGTCACGAACAACTGTGTACTATGCTTCATGAAATATATGCAAAAAAGAATCACGATTATGGTGATTCTTTTGGCCAATCGTATAAAGAATGGGGCATCACCGCAGCCATGACTCGTATGAGTGATAAGTGGAATCGGCTAAAAACATTATCTAAGCTGCCAGAAGAGGAGCGTCAGGTAGCTGATGAAAAGATTACGGATTCTTTAATTGATTTAGCTAATTATGCGCTCATGACATACATGGAAGTAGTTGATGAAGAGAGGGAGAGAGCCAGTCAATAACCCATGACTGAAGTTACAAGCTTGTAAAATAAGTCTGTTGTTGATTAGCCTTAGTGTCGTATGACACTACGTTACTTGCAAATATATAGGTACCAGTGGATTTTACGCCTGGTCTGCTGCTCTACGGTATGTGATTAAAAGTTCTGATGGGTAGGAACGGTGTTGCGTACAGTTAAACTGCAGGATAACATTGGCGAAGGCGTCATGTACAGCTGGTGTTGGACTGGCTTATAGCAAAAACCAACACAAATATATGTAAAGAAGGATGTCGTTTCGGATGGTATATGTGATTGATAAATCTGGAAATCCTTTGATGCCGATGGAACGGCATGGTAAAGTGAGACAATTGCTTCGTGATGGTAAAGCGGTTGTATATAAGCGCTGTCCTTTCACGATAAAACTTTTATATGACACTGGCAACGAAGTCCAGCAGTTGGTTCTCGGTGTTGATGTGGGTAATAAACATGTCGGTTTGTCTGTTACGTCAGAGGACCGAGAATACTATGCCGAAGAGTGTACGCTGAGAAGTGATATTACGGAGTTAATATCGACTCGTCGGGAGATGAGGCGTGCAAGAAGGAGCCGAAAGACAAGATATAGGAAACCAAGATTTGATAATCGAAGGAGACCTGAAGGATGGTTAGCACCTTCGGTAGAACAGAAAATCGGATGTCATATTAGACTTGTAGAGCGTATATGTAAGATACTTCCGATTTCTGAAATTGTTGTTGAAACGGCATCATTTGATATTCAAAAGATTAAAAATTCAAGTATTGAGGGTGAAGAATACCAACAAGGTGATCAGCTTGGGTTTTGGAATGTTCGAGAATATGTGTTATTTCGAGATGGACATGAATGTCAGTGTTGTCATGGTAAATCGAAAGATAAAGTTTTGAATGTACATCATATTGAAAGTAGAAAAACAGGTGGTAATTCACCTGGAAATCTGATTACTTTATGTGAAACCTGTCATGAGAAATATCATAAAGGTTTTATTCAGTTACCTAAAAATATAAAACGAGGTATGAGTTTTCGAGACGCCGCTTTCATGGGTATTATGAGATGGACATTTTATAATAGATT